CGCTAAGCTGTAGCCGATCACCGCACCCGCACACCAGTGCCAGCCGCCGCAGCCATCCAGGCCGCCCAGCGCATTGAGCACTGGCCCCTTGACCGGCTCAAGCCCTACGACCGCAACGCACGCACCCACAGCCCTGAGCAGGTCGCGCAGATCGCCGCCTCGATTCAGGAGTTCGGGTTCACCAACCCCATCCTGGTGGACGGCAAGGACGGCATCATCGCCGGCCACGGCCGCCTACAGGCCGCACGTGAGCTGGCCATGGCTACCGTGCCCGTCGTGGTGCTGGATCACCTCACGCCGGCGCAGAAACGCGCCTACGTGCTCGCGGACAACAAGCTGGCGCTCAACGCCGGGTGGGATGACGCGATCCTGGTAGACGAGCTGCAGGCGCTTCAGGCTGACGACTTCGACCTGAGCCTGCTGGGATGGTCGGGCGATGAGCTGGCCGAGCTGCTGCCGGATGATCTGCCCCTTTCTGGCGCCGGGGCGGCCGACGACAGCCCGCCGGCCAAGCTCGCCGATCGCTTCGGCATCCCGCCCTTCACCGTGCTCAACGCCCGCGAGGGCTGGTGGCAGGAGCGCAAGCGCCAGTGGCTAGCCCTTGGCATCCAGAGCGAGCTAGGTCGCGGGGGGGGGGGAGAGCGTGATGGCGATGCACAACGACCCACTGCGGCGCCAGGGGGCAGCATGAGGCCAGCCTGTGACTACAGCAAAACGAAGGCTCGCGGCGACGGTGCCGGGAGGGCGGTTAAGTGACTAAGCAGTACGCTCGTACATTTGGACAAGATCTTATGCGCGGCGAGCATCATGTTGGGGGGGTATGAATAAGGGATTGACCTGGACTGGCGCCGCTGCGAACTTCGATCATTATCGAGTGCAAAACGGCGAACGATCCCATACGGACACAAGCGGCACCTCAATCTTCGATCCCGTCCTAACCGAGCTAGCCTATCGCTGGTTCAGCCCCGAGGGCGGCGTCATCCTTGACCCCTTCGCTGGTGGCAGCGTGCGCGGCATTGTCGCCAGCAAGCTCAACCGTCGGTACATCGGCCACGAGCTACGGGCTGAGCAGGTCGAGGCAAACCGCATCCAGGCGGACGGCATCTGCGCCGATGACGCCTCGCCCCCCACCTGGATCCACGGAGACAGCCGCAACATTGACCGCACATGCGCCGACGTTCAGGCGGACCTGCTTTTCAGTTGCCCCCCCTACGCTGATCTTGAGGTCTACAGTGACGACCCTAAGGATCTCAGCACCCTGCCTTATGCCGAGTTTCTTTCTTCCTACAGGGAAATCATCGCCAAGTCTGCAGCTCTTCTCAGACCCGACCGCTTCGCCTGTTTCGTAGTCGGCGACGTTCGAGACAAAAAAGGCAACTACTACAACTTCGTCGGCGATACAGTGCAGGCATTCCTAGACGCCGGCCTTCACTACTACAACGAAGCAATCCTCGTAACCGCAGTAGGTAGCCTTCCTATCAGGGTTGGCAAGCAGTTCTCCGCCAGCCGCAAGCTAGGTAAGACCCATCAGAATGTCCTGGTATTCGTCAAGGGTAACGGCAAGGCAGCTGCTGAGGCTTGCGGTGAATGCACGTTCGGCGAGATTGACGCAGCCGAAGAGTTCGGAGAGGTAATGGAATGATACCCGCGCCAGTGGTTGAGCATATCGACGGCGTTTACGTTGTCAGAGATGACCTAATCCCTGGCGGCACTAAACGCTCTTTCGCTGATCAGCTCATCCCGCCCGGCAGCGAGGTGGTCTACACGTCCCCAGTCTATGGCGGGGCGCAGATTGCCATCGCGCACGCAGCCGCAGAGCGTGGCGCTAAGGCAACTATCTTCTGCGCCAAGCGATCACAGCCGCACCCGCGCACCCTTGAGGCTCATCGGGCCGGCGCCAAAATCGTTCAGGTTCCCCACGGCTACCTCAGCAACGTCAAGGCCAAAGCTCGCGCTTACTGTGAAAAAACCGGCGCCATCCTGCTCCCCTTTGGCCTAGAAACGCCGCAGGCATTCCAAGCCATCGCAGAGCGGGCGCGGCAGGCAGTCGAGCAGGTCGGTGATGTGGATCAGGTCTGGTCTGTTGGTGGCTCGGGCGTCCTGGCTCGCGGCCTGCAGCAAGGCATCAAGGCGTCGAGCTATCACGTTGTTCAGATTGGCCGGAAACTGACTAGAGAAGATGTAGGCGCTGCCACCATTTACGTGCATCCGCTTGACTTTGCGCAGGATGCCAAAGTTAAACCACCCTTTCCCAGCTGCTCAAACTATGATGCCAAGTGTTGGGAGTTCATAAAAAAGCACGCGTCAGGTCGCGTGCTGTTCTGGAATGTGATGCGATGACATCACAACTCGTACTTCAAAACCATCGCCTGCATCCCGTCGTCGATCAGCTCATCGGGATCCTTTCCGATCTGACGGTAAAACCCTGGGTTCTGCAGCGCTGCCCATGCCTGCGTGATCGCCCGCTTCTCGGCGCCCAGCCGCGGGAACGCTGCAGCGATCCGCAGCGCTCCAACCCGATCCCCAGACGACCAGGCGGCTTTCAGCTTGCTCAGTTTGGTTTCGATTGCCATTGGTGGTGCGTGGTGGCTTCCCCAGAGCTTACCAAGCCAAACCCCCTCTGGCGCAAGGGCTCCCAGGATTTGGAGGCGTAGGCGATGGCCGCCAAAGACACCACCCGAGCCGAGTTCGAAATGCGCGTTCGCAAGTTTGCGCAGATCATCGCCAATGGTGGTCGCCGCTCTGATTGCGTGCGATTTGCCGCTGAAAAGTGGGGGGTATCAGATCGCGTATGCAGTGATTACCTCGCCGCCGCACGCGATCAACTACGTGCTGATTGGGACCTAGAACGCCCGCAGATGATCGCTGATCTGCTCAGCCAGTGCAGCACCCTGCAGCTTGAAGCACGCAAGGCGAAGCAGTATCACATTGCGCTAGGTGCAATCAATACCGCCGCCAGGCTGGCGAAGCTGGTCTCATGAGCATTCTCACCGCCGATCGATCAGGCGGCCACGTGCTCGCAAGCCCGCTGCAGGTTTCAACCCTGCCACCGTCTGAGCCCTACACCCGCTCCTTCGGCGACTACATCGCCACCGTTTTCCCCAGCTTCCCCTTCACCCGTCACACCAACCGCCTGATCGCCATCGCGCAGCGTGTTGCTGATGGTGAACTACCACGGCTGATGGTTGAACTGCCGCCACGGCACTTCAAGTCCACCATCTTCAGCCGATTCCTGCCTGGGTACTTCCTCCGCCGCTATCCCGATCGCACCTGGGGCCAGGGCGCCAACACCCAAACGCTCGCCGCTGAGTTCGGCGAAGCTGCCCGCGATTACTACCTCGCCTCTGGTGGCACGCTGCACCCCTCCAGCACCGGCAAGGATCGATGGAAAACCGCTGGCGGCCTGGGTGGGTTCTGGGCTGCAGGCGTCGGCAAGGGCACCGGCCTGCCGGCTGATTTCCTCAACGTGGATGACCCGATCAAGGGCCGCGAAGAGGCTGAATCCGCTGCGTATAGACGTCAGCTCTACAACTGGTGGTCAACCGTTCTGAACACCCGCGAAGAACCGGGTGGTATCAAGCTCATCACTCACACCCGCTGGGCCGAAGCCGATCTGATCGGCTGGCTGCTGCAGCAGGTGGAGCAGCTTGAGCGTGACGGCGACGGCGATGCGGCTGAGCCCTGGCACGTGATCAGCCTGCCGCTGATCGCTGAGCCGGTCATCAAGCCTCTGCCGGCACTGGTTACCCGCGAGCCCGACGACCGCGAGCCTGGCCAGGCGCTAGACCCCAGCAGATACGACGAGGAATGGGCACGCAAGAAACGCCTCAACACACCCACCCGTGATTGGGAGGCGCTGTACCAGCAGCGGCCAACACCTGGCAAGGGCACGATCTTCAGCGCGGAGATGTTCCGGTACTACGGCACCGCCGATCGCCCCGGCCAACCCGGTGATGCCACCCTCCCTGGTCGATTCGTGCGGCGCCTGGCATCGATCGACTGCACGTTTAAGGACAGCGCGGGAACGGACATGGTGGCATTCACCCTCTGGGGCCAGGACAGCGCCGGCCTGTGGCTGCTGGACATGATCAACCAACGCCTCGATTTCGCCGGCACCATGGACACCATCGCCGTGTTGTGGCCGCGCTGGGGATTCGGTGAGCTGCTGGTGGAAGACAAGGCGAACGGTCCAGCAGTGATCTCCACCCTCAAGCGTGCTGCTGCAGGGTTCAGCGTGATCGCTGTGAACCCCATTGGCGGGAAGATCGCCCGCGCC